CTGGTCGCCGGCAACAATCAGTACAACCTGCCCGACGACACCGTGGACCTGATCGAGCATATCGTGCGCACCGCGGACAGCAAGATCGATTTTCCGCTCGACCGCTTCACGATCAGCCAGTACGCTTCGATCCCGAACAAGCTCTCGCCCGGCCGGCCCACGGTGATCCATATCCGGCGCGCCATCGAGCCCTATTTCGCGATCTGGATGGTGCCGGATGGTTCGGTGGATTACCAGCTGGTCTACTGGCGTCTGCGCCGGTTGGCCTCGCTCGGCCGCGGCGGCACCGGTGTGCCGGACATCCCCTGGCGCTTCGTGAATGCTATGATCGCCGGCCTTGCATTCTACCTGGCGCTCAAGAGTAAAGACCCGGCCGTGCAGAATAAGCTGCCGCTGCTCAAGAGTGAGTACACCGAGCAGTTCGGCCTGGCCAGTGATGAGGACCGGGACCGGGCGGCGTTCCGCTTCGTGCCCGGGGGCTACGAGTTTATCTAGATGTCGGTTTCGCACAAGTGGGCGACGGGGAAGTACGCCAACGCTATCTGTGATTATTGCGGCGTCCGTACGAAATACCGTGAGCTGCGTGGCACCACGATCAAGGGGCAGGCCACCGGCCTGCTGGCGTGTTCGACCTGCTGGGACCCCGATCACGAGCAAAATTTCCTGCCCGATTACGTCACCGTCGACGCACAGGCCTTACGCAATGCGCGGCCCGACACGGGCAAGGCCGCCAGCCGGAAACTCTATCCGAACAACAACTGGCTCATCCCGCCTTTTCCGCCGGCCGCCGCGCGCCGGCTCGAGTTCCGGGATGAGGAGGAGAGCACATGAAACGATTTGTGGCGGTGGGCGCACACAAGCGCAAGTTCCCTAAGCGCCGGTTCGCCTCCGGGGGCGCCGAGCGCTATGCCAGCGCGGGATCGGTTGCGGACGACGAGGAATCCGTTGACGATGCGGCGTTCCCGACCGCGCCAGACGGGGCCGAAACTCCCGCGGGCCCCGAGGGACCTGCGGCTCCCCGCCCGCTCGCACCGGAGACCGATATGCCGGCCGACGTCACGCCCGCCACGCCGCCCGCCAAGATGGGCCAGCGGCCGCCCAATACCACGCCGGCTAAGCATCAGATGCCGTACTGGCTGAAGCTGCTCGCAGGTGCGGGCGCGGGCGCGGGCTATGGGCCGCTGGGCGTGGGCAGTTCGCTATTGGGCAGCGCGGTGCTGCCGCTGATTTTCAAACACAGACAGAAGGATGCGGATTCGATTTCTACTTCAGTCCCGAAAGGGGCCGCCCAGGGCGGGCCGATAGGAGGAGGAGCGATGGGACGTACGATGCGGTTTCAGGATGGCGGTTCGGTAGGAATGACGCGCGATCAAATAGAACAGGCCGCCGCGCAGGCAGCCGCCCAGAATCCAGGGGGGCGGACTGCGGCCCAGCGGGTGAGTATGGCTGGCATAGGGATTAATCCCATTACAGGGGCTGGTTTGAATGGAGGATTAGCGGGGCCTTCGGCAACACCGCTGGCGGCACCGCCAGCGGCACCGCCAGCGGCACCGCCAGCAGGGCCGCCAAGTTTCCAGCCGATCCCGAATCCGGGGCTTGGTGCTTTGACTGGAATGCAAGGTGCAGCGGCAGCGGGCCCGTCAGCAGGGCCGCCGGGTCCAAGTTTCCAGCCAATCCCGAATCCGGGGCTTGGTGCTTTGACTGGAATGCAAGGTGCAGCGGCAGCGGGCCCGTCAGCAGTGCCGCCTCTGGCTGCGGGCTTTGCCCCGATGCCGAATCCTGGTCTCGGGGCTCTGAGCGGGATGCAGGGAGCAGGCATGGCTCCCGCGCCCGGTACGGGGCCAGGCGCGGGCCTTCCACCAAGTGCGGCGCTGGCCGGGCTGCGCCAGGGACTTGCCGGCACACCGCGGCCGATGCGGGGAGTGCGACCCGGAGGCGGACCGGCGCCGAATGCGATGGGTTGGAGTCTACCTCCGGCAGGCGGTGGAATGCCCCCCAGTGCTGCGGTGGGCGCTCTCCCGGCAACGGGGAACATTTCGCTTATGGGTAATCCAGCGGCTCCTGGCCCGTGGGTACCTCGGGCACCCACTCCCATGGCCAAGGGGGGACCCTTCGAGGAGACGCTGGCCAATAAGCGGCGGCCGGCGCGGCAGTGGGGCGACGTGGGCAAGCCCGCTGAGGAGCTGCCGCCAGAGCCGATTAAGAAGGCCAAGGGCGGTGTCCTGACGCGCAAGCCGAAGGCGGTGCCCAAGGCCGCAAAGAAGCCACCAGTACCTACGCCCAGCCCGTATGACATGGAGGCAACGCCGCCGCCGACCGGCATGGTGTCGCCGATGGCTCCGCCCGGAATGGCTAAGGGCGGCAAGTGGATTCAGGGTGCGATCAAGAAGCCGGGCGCCCTGCACGCGCAGTTGGGCGTGCCCCAGGGGCAGAAGATCCCGCCCAAAAAATTGGCCGCGGCGGCCGAGAAAGGGGGCAAGCTGGGCCAGCGCGCACGACTGGCCCAGACGCTGAAGGGTATGCGCAAAAACAGGGGCGGCGAGTGCAAGGACAAGATGGCGGCCGGCGGGGTGGCCAAGTTGCGTAAGGGTTTCCCCAACACGAACCCGAAGCCCAAGGCCTATGCCGGGGGCGGCAAGATCCGCGGCTGCGGTGCCGCTAAGAAGGGGTGTGGGTTCAGCGGGATCTATTGAATGAACTACGTGCAGCTGCGGGCCGCGATTCAGCAGTATGCGCAGGATTTCGAGCCCAGCTTTGTGGAGAACGTGGATACGTTCATCCGGCTGGGTGAGAGCCGTGTGCTCTTGCGTGTCCGTCTGCCGCGCTTTCGCAAGGACGTGGCGGCGAACCTGACGCAGGCGAGCAATCTGCTGGCGCTGCCCACGGACTTTCTGGCGCCGGACTCACTGATCCTGACTGGGCCGGATGGCACCTATGTGGTCCTGCTCAATAAAGATAGCGAATTCATTGAGGAGTGCTATCCCGATCCCGGTTTGCTCGATGTGCCGCGCTTCTATGCGCAGCTGAACGAGAGCTCGATCAAACTCGGACCCACGCCGGACCAGGCGTACCCGGTCAAGATGGGCTACTTCTATCAGCCCCCTTCGATCGTCGATTCTGGTTCCACCTGGCTGGGTGACCACTTCGCCCATGCCCTGATCACCGGCTCTCTGGTCGAGGCGGCCATTTACATGAAGGCGGAGGACAATCTGTTCCAGCGCTATGACCAGGCCTTTGACAAGGATCTGGCCATGGATCAGCAGTACGCCAAGGGCCGGACTAAAAAGGATACGCAGCAGGAGCCGGATACGAGGACCGAGATATGATCGCCGGCTCCGGTCTCTGCTCCTCGTTCAAGCGTGAGTTGCTCGAGGGCCGTCACGATTTCCGTTCGCACGTATTTCAGGTGGCCCTGTATACTGCCGACGCGCCGCTCGACGTAGACGCGACCACTGTCTATATCACGCAGGGCGAGATCACCGGCCCGGGTTACAGCGCCGGAGGCATGGTCTTGGGCGGCGTGCAGCTCCTCGGTCCCACGGCCCGTGCTGCTTACGTGACATGGGACGATCCGATCTGGAATAATTCGACGCTGACGGCGCGCGCCGCGCTGATCTACAACCAGAGCGCGCAGCAGCGTGCAGTCTGCATCCTGGACTTTACCGAGGACAAATCAAGCAATCTGGGACCGTTCCGTATCAAACTGCCGCCGCCCGCGCCGTCGACGGCCCTGGTGCGCCTGTTATGACGCCGCAACCATCTTACATGCAGATCGTCGAGGTGAGCATGCCAGGGCTCAGCTGCTCGCTGGGCTATGTGCAGGTGGACGGTTTCTGGCAGAGCCTGCGGCGTCAGCCGAGCCCGGGCTGGAAACAGCCGCTGGCGCCACGTACAACCTGGAAGGCATCGGCACCGCCGACGGCCTGGAAGGAGACCTGAGTGCCATCGAGTTACACGCAGAATCTCGGCTTGGAAAAGCCCGCCACCGGCGAGCAGGCGGGCAGCTGGGGCAATACCGCGAACAACGATTATGATTTCCTCGACGCGTCGACTGATGGCAATGTGACGATTCTGCTTTCCAGCTCCGCCTATACTTTGGCCACGCAGCAGGGAGCGGCGAGCGATGCGCGCAAGAAGGTCATTATTTGGACCGGCACGCTTACTCAGGATGCGACGGTCTCAATTTCGCCCAAGACGGCGCAGAAGTTGTATTTCATGACCAACTCCACTGCGGGGGGGTTCAAGATCAACTTCCAGCAGGGCTCGGGCGCTGTGTTCACGTTGAATAACGGGTGCTCGGCCATCATTACCTGCGATGGCACCGGGAATGGGGCGGGCGTAACCGGCGCGAATTGGAACCCACAGTTCGGCAGTGTGGTGGTCACCAGTCAGCTCACCGTGCAGGGGGGCGCCTCGATCGCCGGTTCGGTGAGCTTTGGTAGCCCGATCACCTTTACGCAGAATGCGACGTTTACGACGATCAGTGCGGCGAACGTGAGCATTACACGGGCGGGCGGCGCGGCGTGGGATATCTATTACCGGGACGCCACTGGATATCTGGCGCCGCTGAACATCGGAGCCTCCGGGCAGGTGCTGCAGGTGACGGGCTCGGGGACGCTGGCCTGGACGACGCGCGCGCTTTCGATCGGGGATACCATCACCGGCTCGGCGGTGCGCTGTGTCTATTACTGCAACGCGTCCGGGCAGCTTTCGCAGGACGCTCAGATTCAGATCAACGCCGGGGTCGGCTTGGGGATCGGCCTTAATCCGCAGAAGAGCCTGCACGTCGGCGGCAGCCGGTACCCGGAGATCTGGCTGGACACGGCGAACACCGCGGCGCAGTCGCCGCAGGTGATTTATGCCACCAACAGCCTAATGCGTTGGCAGGTGCGTTCCCAGGATCAGGAAACCGGTGGGAACAGTGGCAGCAACTATGCGGTGATCAATTATAACGACAGTGGCGCCTTCATCAGTTATGTCATGTTCTGTACGCGTTCGACAGGCAACGTGACGATCGGCGCGCAAGGTGACTTTAGCGCGAAGCTGGCAGTGCTTGGGAGCAGCGCAAATCCGACGATCATGGCGCGTGCTGGCACTGGGCAGTATATCCAGACGTGGCAGAATTCTTCCGGCCAGGTAGTGGCCTCGATCGATAACGCGGGCCATCTTTTTCTGGCGGCCGGAACTTACTTGGCCCTGAATCAGTACGGCTGCCTGGAACTGTGGCCCACCGTGGCGGGGCACCCCTACGGCACGATTCATATCGGGCAAGAGCAAGGAGCCCTGCGGGCGAATGGCCTGCGCAGCGCGATCGCCATGGAGACGGCCTCGGCGACGACCGACAGTGTGCCTTTAGGCCTGATGCGTTTCTATTTCCGCAACAACGCTTTCGTGATTCAGTTCGCGGGGACTGACACGCGCCAGTGGTTTGCGTACCTGCCGCTGGTGCCTGGCGAGAACCCGACGGCGAGCTGGAAGATCACCGCGGCGGTGGTATGACCGTATGACCGAGATCAAGGACACGCTGACTTACGCCGATGGCCGTTTCGTTAACGGTCAGGTTGTGGTCAGCTGGCCTCCGTTCCAGACCAATGGCATGTCCGTAGCCGGAGGCATGCAAGCCTTTCCGATCGTCGATGGCGGATTCGATGCCACGCTCTATTCCAACAGCAACGCGCAGCCGAGCGGCGTGTACTACACGGCGAACTACGAGTTGGAGGAGGGCGAGGTCTACACCGAGTACTGGATTCTGCCCAACCTCCCCCAGGTGAGCCTGGGCCAGTGCCGGGTGGACTTTCCGACTGCGCCCAGTCTCATGGTCAGCGCTACGCAGCTGACCAGCGCTGGTGCGAGTTACGGTCAGTATCTGGGCTGGAACGGCGCCCACTGGGTACCGATGTTCGTGACGACGATCAACATTACGCCGAACACCATCGGGCTGATCCTTTCCGCAAATCCGGCGAGCGATCTGGGGGTGGCCAATTCGCCGGCACCGTTAGGCGCCAATCTGAATCTGAATGTGCCCGATGCCGGGCCAACTTCGCGTGGCGTAGTCACCACCGGAGCGCAGAGCTTTGCCGGGGCCAAGACTTTCCAGGGGCCAGCTACGTTTCAGGCCGCGGTCACCATGTCGGGCACGGTTACCATGACGGGAACCGCTACGATCTCGGGCTATGTGCCGACCAGCACCCAGGTTCTGCCCGGCGCGGGTTTGACCGGCGGTGGTGCTTTGACAGCGGATGTGACGATCTCGGGAAAAGTGATGGGCTCCTCAGGCAGTTTTCATGCGATTGGCATGTGCCCGGACCCAGGTCCGACCGTAGGCAATCCTCTCCGCTTTTTACGTGAGGACGCTACCTGGGGAGTTCCGGCCGGCGGCGGCAGCGGTGGCGGCGGGGGCATGACGGATCCGACCACTACCGTGGGCGACTTGATTGTGCGTACGGTGGCGGCGACGACGCGGTTGGGCGTGGGCTCTGATGGTCAGGTCTTGATGGCTGACTCCACGGCGAAT